TCGTTATACTAAGGCACTGGCTCGTTCTATGGCTCATACGAAGCAAGTTAAAGCTGCAAGCGTATTGAATAATGCGTTTAACTCTAGCTTTACTGGTGGCGACGGTAAGGAGCTTTGCGCTACTGACCACCCACTAGATGGTGGAGGCACTTTCTCTAATGAGCCATCAACTGCCGCTGATTTGAATGAAACCTCTCTTGAAGACGCTATGATTAGTATCTCTGGTTTCGTTGATGAGCGTGGATTGAAGATTGCTCTTCGTGGAATGAAGCTAATTATTCCACCTGCACTTCAGTTTATTGCAGAACGTCTAATGGCCTCAACTATGCGTGTTGGAACCGCCGACAACGATATCAATGCTCTCCGCAGCACAGGTATGTTGCCGAACGGATACACCATTAATCACTTCTTGACTGATACAGATGCGTTCTTTATCAAGACAGATGCGCCTAATGGATTCAAGCATTTTGAACGTGCGCCAATTCGTACAGCGATGGAAGGTGACTTCGATACTGGTAATATGAGGTTTAAAGCTCGTGAGCGTTATAGCTTCGGGTTTTCAGACCCACGTTGTGTTTTTGGTTCTCCAGGAGCATAATTCTATTACTACTTTTAAAAGGGCGACTTTTCAGTCGCCCTTTTTTCGTTTATAGTAAATTTATCCTGACAACTCCATCGGGGGGTTGACACTAGCCACGACAGGAGAAAAACATGGCTAATACTACTTTCAACGGTCCAGTCCGTTCCGAAAACGGATTTTCGAGTCTTGTAGGCGGTAAAGACGCCCCAACAAATACAATGACTCTTTCCACATACAGCACGTCAATAACTATTGCAGCGTCTGGCACAGAGCATAAAGAAGCATCCATTGGCATACCGTCTAATTTTATTCCTATGGGTTGCGCCATCACTGTAACAAGTGCGGCGGCTAACAACGTCAATCTTGTTGACATTGGTACAGATGCAGACACAGATGGATTTGTAGACGGTATTTCTGTTGCAATTAATTCAACTGGTTTTAAGGGTTTCTTCCCTTGTAACGGTGTTCTTGGTATGTCAGGGGGTGCAACCACTGCGGCTACAGAAACAGCTGACGAAGTTGAAGTTGTTATTGATGGCACAGCAGGTGCTGGTGGTGTTATTGCTCTGAAATTCTTTGGTATTTCATCTGATTCACCAACTGCTTAATGGGAGACTCAGATGGCTGGACCAATTTTTGCTAAAACAGCAACATCAACGGGCAGTCTATTTGGTGGGCGCACTCGACTAAAATCATTTGTTGTAAAAACAGCTGGGTCGGGTAGTCCTGCCGCAGTTTTTAAAGACGGTGGCGGCTCAGGAACAACATTGCTAACTATGGCATTTTTAACGTCTGACGATACGCAAGTAACTATTCCTGAAAACGGTATGGTGTTTGAGACAGACTGTCATGTTACTTTGACGAATATAGACTCTATTACTGCTTTCTTTGGGTAGTAGTTATGGCAACAAAGAAAAAACGTAAGTCTAAACCAATAAAGACTTCCGTTAAGTCAGGGAATTTCCGCTCCACTAAAAGTGGGGCGGGAATGACAGAAAAAGGTGTTCGGGCTTATCGTCGCGCAAATCCAGGAAGTAAACTCAAAACCGCTGTTACGGAAAAAAAGCCGTCGAAAGCCCGTGCAAAACGGCGTAAATCGTATTGTTCAAGATCTGCTGGACAAGCGAAAATGCATAATATCAACTGCCGCAAAACGCCCAAAAAACGTATCTGTGCGGCAAGAAGACGTTGGAAGTGTTAAAATGAAAGTAGCTGATGTTTTAAAAAAGCTCGAAAAACACGAAAAATCGTGTGATAAGAGGTATGAACAAATACAAAAACAGCTTGATCGTTTAGATTTAAAAATCTGGGGATTAGCTGTTTTAATTATATTTGCGCCGTTTATAAGTAGAGTATTCTAATGGCTATTGGTCGTAGTTCTATGCGACAACAGGTTACAAAACCGCCACAAAAACGAAAGTGGAGTGCAAAACGAAAGCGTTCTGTTAATTGTAAAAATCCAAAAGGGTTTAGTGAAAAAGCGCATTGTGCTGGGAGAAAGAAACGTGGCAAAAAGAAAAGATCCTAAAGTAGGTACGGGTAAAAAACCAAAAGGCAGTGGTAGAAGACTCTACACAGATGAAAATCCAAAAGATACAGTATCAATAAAATTTGCCACACCCGCAGACGCAAGATCTACTGTAGCTAAAGTTAAAAAAATTAATAAACCTTTTGCTAGAAAAATACAAATATTAACCGTAGGAGAGCAACGAGCAAAAGTAATGGGAAAAACGCAAGTTGCTAGTATTTTTAAAAAAGGAAAAGAAGCTATAAGAAGGAGTAATAAAAATGCCTAAAGACGCTTGTTATCATAAAGTTAAAGCTCGTTATAGTGTATTTCCTAGTGCTTATGCTTCAGGTGCTATTGCAAAATGTAGAAAAGTTGGTGCGGCTAATTATGGTAAAAGTAAAAAGAAAAAGCCTAAAGTAAGAAAAGCATCAACAGGCGGTTATGGAAAGACTATTGCTGCTAGACAAGTAGCAAAACGACCGTCAAGTAACAAAAATGTAGCACGTGGTTGTGGTATTGTAATGCCAAATAGAAGAAAAGAAACTCAATACAGTTAATGGGTCGAATATGGCTGTTAGAAAAACAAAAGCTGGTCTTGCTCTCAAAAGGTGGTTTAAAGAAGACTGGAAGGATGTTCGCACGGGGAAGAAATGTGGGCGTCGCAAAGGTGAAAAACGGGGTACTCCATATTGTCGCCCCAGTAAAAGGATTTCTTCAAAAACACCAAAAACAGCAAGCGAGTTGTCTGCAAAAGAAAAAAGAAGTAGAATTAGGCAAAAAGTAAAATTAGGTCAACCTACAAAAGGTAAACCACGTAATGTTAAACCACTAAGACGGAAGAAGAGGAAAAAGTCATGATGAAGAAAAAGGGTATGGCAAAAGGCGGCTACAGAGGCGGCGTTAAAAAAATGAAAAAAGGCGGTGCTGCTGGTGGGGCTGAGATTAATGTCGAAGAACTAAATCCAGGAAAAATGGTTGATGTCACTGCAATGGCTACTGGCGGCTATATGGACGATAAAGCTGTATCTAGAATGATGGGTGGTGGTAGACCAAAAGGCATGGCTAAAGGTGGTGCAATGGGCGGTGTTAAAAAACGCTCTAAAGGTGGATCAGCTGGCGGTCTTAATGCAGCTATAAAAAGAGTTAAGGCTAACAAGTAAATTGCCTTATCTTCAAAGTAACATTACGCACTTTAAATGCTGGGTGCGTAGAGAGTACACGCATAACCACGCAAAATACCACGGTGAGTTTTTACACGCAATGGCTATTGCAGTAACAACGATGCCAAGTCGTTGTTTAAGTTTTCAAGTATTATTTACAGGTTTCGAGGTAGATGATACTGATGAACCTAATGTCCACGGTGGCGCAATGTGGGCAAGAATGCCAATTACAGCGTTAGTTGGCGATACACCTTTTGATAAATGGCCTGAGCCTATGCCTGTTCATTTTGCTCAACCTTGGGATTGTATGTCTCACACACATGCTGTTTATCGTCTAGATCGTGCGCATCCATGTCCTTGGCTTGCTAAAATAGACGGTCAGTTTTTTCCTGCAAAATATTATTTTACAGTCGATTATACTGAAAGCGAGGTAGCAGACGATCCTGCTCAGCATAAACAAAGTCATGTTTTAGAGCTTTTAGATGCAGGAAAATGGACAGGAAATATTGTAGCATTACCAAATAATAGAGTGCGTGTTACACATCCTGCTTGGTTTGCAACGGGAGAAGGTCCACCAGATTTTCGTCCATCACAGCATATACACTATTCAAAATCAGATTTAGACTATACAATGGACGTGAATCAGATCTTCGACAATTTATATGCGAAGGATGAATAATGGCTGTATCAGGTTCTAAAAACTTTAATATTGACGTTTCTGACGCCATAGAAGAAGCCTATGAGCGTTGTGGTGTAGAAGTTCGTACAGGTTATTCTTTAAGGACAGCTAGGCGTTCTTTAAATTTAATGTTAGCAGAATGGGCTAATAGAGGAGTTAACCTATTTAGTTTAGAACAAGTAACTACGACGCTAACACAAGGTACGTCTAACTACACATTAGGTATAGAAACTGTTGATATTTTAGAGATGGTTTTACGTCGGAATAATACTGATGTAACAATGACAAGAATGTCAAGAGCAGATTATCTTCATTTACCTAATAAAACAACTCAAGGTAGACCTTCTCAATTTTTCGTTGATCGTCAAGTAAACCCTGTCTTGTATTTATGGGCAACGCCAGAAAACTCAACAGATCAAATTATTTATTATCGTCTCGTACGAATAGACGACGCAGATGATTATAATAATGATTTTGATGTTCCATTTAGATTTTATCCATGTTTAGTTTCTGGATTAGCTTATTATTTAAGCATGAAAGTTTCTCCTGATCGTGTTAATCTTTTAAAAGGGGTGTATGACGAAGAATTTGCGAGAGCAGCAACAGAAGATAGAGATCGCACTAATTTACGTTTAGTTCCTAGGATTATTGCATAATGGCATATACTTCTGGAAAACATGCAAAGTTTATTTCTGATCGTAGTGGGGTTGCATATCCTTATTCTGAAAGAATAAAAGAATGGAACGGTGCTATTGTTCATATTTCAGAATATGAAGCAAAACACCCACAATTAGAACCAAGTGTTGTAGGGGACGACCCTCAAGCATTAAAAGAAGCTAGACCAGACCGTACAGAGCCTGCGGTTATTCGTTTATTAAGACCTAACTGTTTTAAAACGGGTACAGCAGGATCACCAGTTTTAACTGTTACTGAGCCGTCACACAATAGGACTACGGGTGATGTGGTTCGGTTTAGAAAAGTTACAAGTTTTGATGGTTTTACAAAAGTAAATATTGAGCGTTCTTCAGGTTATGCTATTACCGTTATTGATGAAAACTCATATACAATTACTATTGCTGGAGATACAGCAACAGTAGGAGGCGTCCAAGGTGGCGGTAAAAATGCAACTGTTGGTATAGGGTCGGGAGTTTTACCTTCACCAGCGACAACGTTTGACTCATCAAATATCAAACTAGATTCGACAACTAAGACTTTTGACGAGGGCTAAATGGCAAAACAAACAGTAGGAATTGGCTCTGCTGCAAATGATGGAACGGGTGATACTCTTCGTATTGGAGCAGATAAGATAAATGACAACTTCAACGAAATCTATAATGCGTTGGGGAACGGTACAGCTTTAACTGATATTATCGACACAAACGGTCTTATTAATGTTAACTCTGGCTCAAACATTATTGTTTTTTACTATGCTGCTTTAACTGATTTGCCTAGTGCATCGGCTTATCATGGTGCGATTGCTCATGTTCATGCAAATGGTGGAATGTATTTTGCTCACGGTGGTAATTGGATAAGACTTAATGATGAAGTCAGTGGTCCTACAACTAAATATACAACAACAGCGGCTAATGGGTCTGCCTATACCTTTTCTGGTCCTGGTGCTACTGCTGGCAATAATCCTAACTTTACCTTTTATAAGGGTCACACATATTTAATTGATAATTCTACTTATGTTGGAAGTCATCCTTTGCAGATACGAACATCTGATGGCGGCTCTGCTTTTACAACAGGAGTTACTGAAAATTTTAATAGCACTGCAGGGTTAACTCAGTTTATTGTGCCACATGAACCTAGTGATACATCATTAGTGTATCAATGCACTAACCACAGTAGCATGGTCGGAAATATAACAATAGTATAGCGAACAAAAAATGTCATTTACATACGCACAACTTAAACAAGCTGTACAAGATTTTTCAGAAAACACTGAGACGTCTTTTGTTACAAACCTTCCTGTGTTTATTCGCGGCGCAGAAGATCGTATTTTTTCTGTTGTAGATCTTGAGTTGTTTCGTAAAAATGCAACATCCGCTTTAAGTAATAATGATCCTTTTTTGAGCTGTCCAACTGATTTTTTAGCTCCTTTTTCTTTTAGAATAACAACTGCAAATAATGAAAGATTTCTTTTAATAAAAGATGTAAACTATATTCAAGAATATAACAAAAGTATTTCTAACACACTTCCAAAATATTACGGTATTTATGATATCGATAATTTTATAGTTGGCCCAACACCAGATAGCAACTACACAGTAGAGCTACACTATTACTATAGACCCGCAAGTATTACTGCTGGCGCAGATTCTGCGAAATCATGGTTAAGTGAAAACGCCCCTAACGCTCTTCTTTACGGCTCGCTTGTAGAAGCGTATACATATATGAAAGGTGAGCCTGATATGATGCAACTGTACGAACAAAGGTTTGCGCAGGAAGTTCAGCGTCTGAAAGATTTAGCAGAAGCTAGAGAAAACTCAGATGCATATCGCAGGGGTCTACCTGATAGGCCAAGGACTTAGGAGTAACAAATGGCAACGAGTAATGCAGCAACCACATATCTTGAGCATCGACTGCTCAATTTTATTTTTAAAAACAACGCAGCTATTGGTGGTGTGACTTTTGCTTCACCAGGAGACAGCATTTATGTTGGTCTTGCAACGGCAGTTTCTGACGCAGAAGCTGGCTCTTTAACTGAAGCTAATTTTGGCAGTTATGCAAGAGTTCAAATTACTGCGGCAAACTGGACTTTAGCAAGCTCTAGCACAGATCAACAGACGATAAAAAATACTAATAACTTTGAGTTTCCAGCATCAACTAGTGGTTCCAATGTTGTGACACACGCATTTATTGCAGATGCAGCGAGTAGTGGAAATATATTGTTTATTGGTGCGTTAGATGCTTCAAAAACAATTGCTACAGGTGATGTTTTCCGTATTAACTCAAACAACTTGACTATTGAATTGAAGTAATGGCTCTTGTTCTGAAAGACCGAATAAAAGAAACCACGACTACCACTGGCACAGGCACTTATACGCTTGCTGGTGCAGTAGGTGGTTTTGAAGCTTTCAGTCAAATAGGTAATTCAAACACCACATACTATTGCTGCACAGACGGAACTGACTTTGAGATAGGTATCGGCACCTACACTGCATCTGGTACAACCTTGGCCCGTACCACAATATTGCAGTCTAGCAACTCCGATGCCGCTGTTAACTGGACATCAGGCACTCGCACTGTTTTCTGCACGTTGCCAGCAGAGAAGATGATATTTAACAATGCGAGTAATGTAGCGCAGAACTTTACAGAACAAGACCCGAATGCGTTGGCATTCGCAATAGCATTGGGATAGAAAAATGGCTAACGCATTTAAAACATTTACAGACACCGCAGTGGGGACAGCCAACGCAGATGTTTATACCTGCCCCAGCGCGACAGAAACAACAATTATCGGATTGAACATTGCCAACATATTGGCGGTTTCAATCACGGTAAACGTACAGTTAATCAATAACGATGGCGACAATGTACATATTGTGAAGTCAGCCATTGTCCCTGTTGGCTCATCATTGGTAGCAGTTGGCGGCGATCAAAAGATTGTGATGAATGCTTCTGACATTTTGAGGATAACAGCAAGTCAAGCATCAGCGGCAGATGTTACATTGTCTGTACTGGAGATTACATAATGGCATTAAGTACAATAGGTGCAAATCAAATAGCTTCATTACCCACTGGTTCGGTAGGTTCGAGTCAGTTAGCAAGCGGTGCAATCACTTCTGCGGTTATGCCCACTGGTTCTGTGTTGCAAATACAACGCACACAGTACACGACTACAACAAGCACTGCTGTTAACACTCAAACAAATGTATCATTAGATCATTTAGCGGTTAATATCACCCCTATATCAACCAGTAGCATTATAAGAATTGATGCAATGGTAAACGGTGAATGGTCTACACAGTCTGCTAGTTTTAATTCAGTTTGGTTCTTTTATAGAGATTCAACAAAGCTAAGTACTCCTGTTTCGAGTGGTAGAGCAGTAGGTATTCACATGGGTACAGGTATAACTATTGAATCTGCCAATGCGGGTTCTACGCCAGAACACGCGGTTTATAGCTACTTCGATACACCCTCAACAACTAGCCAAATAACTTACAAGGTGGGTGTTTATCAGGGTGTGGGTTCTAACCTTACTTGGTACACTAATAGAACTGCGGGTGATACAGATGGTTATCAATATGAAAGAGGCACATCATTTATCAGCGTAACAGAGATAGCAGGGTAACCAATGGCATATATCGGCGCACAACCGAATAAGCAGTTAACAAAGACAACGAGCCAGTCCTTCAACGGCACAGGTTCGGCGACCGCGTTTACACTTAACCGCGCTGTAAACACTGGTGAAGAGCTTGAGGTATTCGTTGACAACGTGCAGCAGGAACCTGGCTCTGGTAAGTCATACACAGCCACAGGAACTACTCTGACGTTTGACGAGGCTCCGCCGTCTGGTACGGGTAACGTGTACGTTATCTATCGCGGTCAGGCAGAAGTAACAACACGGCTGGAGCATGACCCTAATCAGGCATTGTCCGCTACCACAGGTACGTTTACTAGTTTGAATGTTCCAACGATAAAGGACAGTAGCGGCACTAATACAGCCATGACGATTGATAGCACTGGCCGCATACTTACGCCAGCAAGGCCAGCTTTTTTTGTTTCTCATGTTGCATCTAGCACAACAGCCTTAACTGGGGTCATTAATTTTAATACAGTGCAGACAAATGTTGGTTCGCATTTTGACATATCTAATGATAGGTTTGTTGTGCCTATCGGTGGTCTTTATCACTTTTCTTTTTCTGCCTTAGGGTGTGATTCTGCTGGTTCTGTACTACCTGCCGCCACGGCGGTTAAAGTTCAGCTTGAACGCTCAACAAATACTGGTTCTAGTTATACAGTTTTTACTCATAGTTATGCTTATGTTCAAAGTAGCACCAGCTATCCTAATCTTGCATGTTCAGGAACTATAGAGTTGACGTCTGGAGATTATATTCGCGTAAATGTTCCCAATGGTCATGTTTATCAAGATGGGACTGGGGTCTATGACACTCGCTTTAGCGGATTTTTAATAGGATAGGAGTTTGAAATGCCATTAAGCAAAATACAAACTCGAAACATGCCTGCTGGTTCTGTTATTGCCGCAGAATACGCCCGTAAAACAGACCAGCAAACTTTCACTTCTACTTCTTTTGCAGATGTAACGGGACTTTCTGTTACAATGACTCCTGCGTCCACAGGCAGTAAATTTCTTGTTACTGCTTCTGTATATCTTGGCACTAGATGGTGGAACGCAGGCGGTCAATACTTTGGGGTTTATGCAAATTCTACTTTAATTGCAGGAAGTGGAAGTCAAGTTTGGAATATTTCTTTTGGGCCAGATGCAGGGAATTCAGAAACTGAAACGCAACAATATTTTGCACAAAGATTGTATGCCCCTAGCTCAACTTCTGCACAAACATTTAAGGTGCAAATAGCAAATGGAAGTAGCGGTTATAACGGTTACGTTAATAGAAATTATGGTAGTAGCACTGGGGCAGGAAGTGATGGTGAAAGCTATTTAAGTGTTTTGGAGATTGCGGGATAATGGCATACATAGGCATAGACCCAAATGTAGGCGACATAACCTTTCAAAGGTTTACAGGCAACGGAAATGACACAGCGTTTACGTTAGCGCAAAGCGTTGTTAGCGGTGAGGCATTAATTGTAACAATCGGTAACGTAGTGCAAGAGCCAGGAGTTGGTAAAGCATACACAGCGCAAGGAACAACACTAACCTTTTCTGCCGCGCCAGCTAATGGTGATGTAATTACCGTGCGCTTTTTTGGTCGTGCTGTAGACCAGCCTACCAGCTTTGCAATGCAGTTGTTTAAATATACAGCAACAGCAAGCCAAACCGCGTTTACAGGTGCGGACGCTAACGGTGCGATACTGGCCTTTTCTGGTAATGATGTAGACGTATATCTAAACGGCGTACATCTCGACAGCACAGATTTTACCCCCAGTAACGGGGATACAATTACACTAGCATCTGGTGCAGCGGTAAACGATGAGTTGGTCATCCGTGCCTTCCGTGCTTTTACTGTGACAGATACAGTCAGCAAGTCTAGCGGCGGTACATTTGCGGCAGAGATTACTGCGCCACAGTTTCAAACTACAAACACCACTGTTGATACGGCTGTGTTCCGCACCAATGGACAAAGTGTGAGTGAAAATACTACAATAGCCTCAACCAAGAATGCTTTAGCGATTGGTCCGCTGACCATAAGTTCATCAACTACAATTACCGTCAACGGTAATCTGACAATACTGTGAGGCGCGGATGGCTTCGATACTGAATGTAGATAAGATTAGGGCGGCGGGTTCGACAACAGATGGGCTTACCATTAATAGCAATGGTGTTGTTTCTACGCCAGCAAGGCCAGCATTTTATGCTTATGGTGACGATGGTTGGGCAGGGCTTGCCGCAATCAATACTTATTACATAGGTGGTTTTGACCACACTGAATTTAATATTGGCAGTCATTATAATACAAGCACTAAACTTTTTACCGTGCCTGTAAATGGTGTTTATCTGTTTAGGTCGCAAGTTTACTTTAACGACAGTGGCAACCCGCAAGTGCAGATTGCTTTTCGACAAACAAGTAGCGGCTCTACTACCACTATAGCTTTTACGAGCCAACAGCAAGCTGGAGACGGAACTATTGGTATAACAAGAATTTATAATGCAGTGGCTGGTCAACAAATCGGTGCTTATGTTTACAAGTCCGCTCTTACTGCAAACACTGATTATTACTTAGGTATAAATCATTCTTATTTTTCTGGCGCACTTTTGGGATAAATTATGTCAACATTATTTGTAGATACAATAAATGAGAAGACCACAAACAACGGGGTGGAGATTCCGGGTCATGTGTTGCAGGTGCAACAAACAGTTTTTAAAGACACTTTCTCAAGTTCCATTGGTCCTAGTTTTGTGGAAGTTACAGGGTTGAGGTGTAATATCACACCTAAGTCAACTAGTAGTAAAATTTTAATAAGGTTTTCATTATGTTTAACGTCACAATACTGGCAAGTAAGGGGAAGAATTTTAAGAGATGGTAGCCCTCTTGACGATGCGTTAGGAAACCAACGCGGTTCCAACAGAATACGAGTTTCTTATAATTATATTAAATACGGTAATGGTTCAACAACCTTGGGCTATGATATGTCGGGATATCCAGTTGAACATTTAGACTCCCCTAATACAACTAGTGCTATTCAATACAGTATAGACATTGGCGGTTATAACACAAGTTATGCTGTCTATGTTAATAGAAACCATAGCGATACTGACCAGTCCGAATACATAGGAAGCCCCATTTCAACGGTCACTTTAACGGAGATTGGAGGATGACCAGCATACTAAAAGTTTCCGAAGTCCAAGACCCAACGAACTCTAACAGTGCGCTAACCGTTGATAGCAATGGTCGCATACTTACGCCAGCAAGACCAGCGTTTTCATGTAGACCAAATGGGGCTATAAGCGTTTCAGCAAGCGGTTGGAAAACAACCGTTTTTACCACTGTTGATTTTGATATAGGAAGCAACTTAAATGCTGGTGGATATTTTGTTTGTCCCGTTACAGGGATTTACCAGTTTAATCTTCACATGCGTTTTGATGGTGTTGGTTCAGGTTACATAGTTATGTGTTTAGGGTCAGAGATTAGTGGCACTAGTACTCCAACATCGCACACTGAATTATACTATAACAGCTATGTTATGAATGGCTCACCAAATAGCACTTATGATTCTTTAGCTACTTCTTTGACAATCCAACTAACTGCTAACACTAATGTCATGCCGTGGCACATTAGTTCGGACACTTCTTATACAGTATCGGCAGCATCAAATTTTAGCGGCTTTTTGGTGGGGTAAATTATGGCAACGGTATCAGAAGCAATTCAAGCATTAGACTCAAGCTGTCAGTTCGTACTGCACGGTGAGCCTACAGATGCTATTAGTTTTAACAATAGTTTTCGCCTTGTAACAGGCGTAGACGCTAATGATTTAGCCATTCTATCCGATGATCCAGATGATTGGGAAAAGGCAGGAATAACATGGGGCACAGTAAAAACAAAGTTAATTGAACTCAACGAACTAGAGCCAATGAAGCTGCTGCGCGAAGAACGCAACCGCCGTATCGCTGACACAGACTGGTGGGCATCGTCTGACCTTACTATGTCCGCAGAACGCACAGCCTATCGTCAAGCACTGCGAGATATAACTAAAACATACTCATCACTTGACGATGTGGTATGGCCTGATAAACCGGAGTAGCACATGAGTAGAGCAAGAAATCTCGCAAGTTCAATTAGCGCACAAAGAACGGCTGTTGGAAGGACTGGCAATGTTACTTTGGATTTAAGCGGTAGCTTTGATTACTTTGACGCTGAGACTTTAACTGGGGCCACTACCGTTACTTTTGGAACG